ACGCCCTGGAGCGCCACATCGTCATGACCAAGGGCTTGAGGATTAGAAGCATTGGCCTGGCCTAGTTACCCTTAAAGCGTAGCTCTGTTCCGCAATGGCAGAAACTCCAGAGGACAACCACGAGAAGGAAGGCATCTGCGTTGCTGATGTCGTTAAATGCGCTGTCTTGTTTTGGAGCGCCACTCTGCTGACCGTCTCTTATTTGGGCTTGTTCCCTCAGATGAAAATGGACAACACCTTTGTTGCATCTCTGTTGACCGGCGCAATGGCCTCTTTTGGCATTGAACGGAAGTCAAATGGGAATGGCAATAAGAAGCCGAATATCATTGACAATAAAGATTCCAAGGCTGGCATCAAATGACCCGCACACTTTTGGTATTGGGCATCACTTTGCTGGCTGCCCCTGCCCATGCTGACATCACCCACCGGCTGACTCAGAGCGCCCAGATCAGCATTGATCAGGCTTACAGCTCAGCCCAACGGATCGGTTCTACCTACAGCGCATCAGGCACAAACGTGACCCCCTCGGTCACTGCAGGGGGCTCGACGACTTCCGGAGCCATTGGCGGCCTGAACCTTGGCAGTCTGACCAGTGGCGTCCCTGCCATGATCGACACTGACTACGCAGTCACAACCGCCGGTTCGGCTTTCTCGTTTACTGAGTCGGCATTGATAGGTGACACGATCAGCTCAGCCACTGAGGTAACTACCACCACCGGCAACGTTGACGATCTCCCGACCTACGGCGAAGTCGTAACGGGTTCGGGCGGCGTGAAAAGCAATCTGGCGGCGACAGCTCTTTCGAGCGGAATCATGACCGTGACAGCAGGTGGGGCAGGCACGAGTGCCATCCTGAGCAACAAGATGGAGATTGAAATTGACTAAGGCTTGGCTGCTGCTTTTGCTGCTGCCTAGCTCAGCAATGGCAGCACCAATCGTTCCGCAGTTCACTCAGGGGCAACTTAATTCACGCACTGAATCAACAACAGTCATTCAAGAATCTATAACCAGTTACAACTACAGGACCGGATACTCTTATTCAGCGGCAGGCCATAACGTCGAAACTGTGGGTGATGTGCCCATCTCCCCAGAAGCAACCGTCACGAACAATCAAACCGTTGGCGGCGTCGATTTTTCTTGGACCAGTCCCAAACTTGAAACCAAGCCCCAATGGCAAGTCGTCAATCCTGGCGCAAGCTGGAGCATCACAGAGTCATTCATGGCACCGGGCCTCGATGCCGTGACTCGCGTGGAGAGAACGATAACCACAGAAAGCGTTACGGAAAGCACCTCGGTGTTCTCGCAGTAATCGCTGCGCTCGGTAGCCCTGCTTACGCCAACACAACAGTCGCAAACCCTTCGAGCACATCCACAGGCTCGGTGGTCAACAACGCCTATCAGATGATGACTGGGCCGCATCCGATTTACCGGATGTCGCAGGGGATTCAGTGCCCTGGGCCTACGCTAACGGTGTCGCCTTTCGTGACCGGCAGCAGAAACTTTGACCTGCCGTTTGAGTCAACAACGCGGACGCCTGTTTATTCAACAGCAGACAGCAATGATGACGGCGAGCCTGACTCCCCAGGCAAGGTGCTCTACTACTCAGAGCTGCCACGATTTGAGAAAGATCGGCGCTCGCTGAACTACGGCATCACGGCCACCTTCTCTGTGCCGTTGGATCGTGGCTTGGCGGATCAATGCAAACGAGCTGTCAACACAAACATCAAGTTGCAAGAGCAGTTGTTGGCCACCAAGCGCCTAGAGCACGAGCTTTTTAGGGCTCAAAAATGTGGGGAACTGGCCAAGGCAGGCGTGCAATTTACGGGACAAATGTCCGTTGTCTGCAGCGATCTGATTGTCACAGTGCCACCGGTCAAGATGGTGCCCCACACGCACGCTATTTCCGCGCCTTCCGCTGCGCCTGCTTCCTCAAAAAAGTAGAAGGCCGCGCCTCCTTTTTACGAGTCACAATCTCCTTTGCTTTAGTCAGCAACTTCTTCACCACGGGCTTGATGATCCGCACCAAAAACGGCGTGCTCAGAGCGGCGGTAGTTGCAACAACAGCGATGCCTGCGGTCTGCGCTGCCTCGTAGGGAGACGGGATTGCCTTGACCAGCTGCTCAGTCACAGGAACGTCGCGGTAGACCTCTTTGCAGACACCATCGACTAGCTCATAAGACTCCAGGATCTTGCGGCCATTGGGTGACAGGGTGCCTACCTCTATGGCATCAGCTGGCGGACACTTCACCTCCGGCTGTGGCTTGTCTTTTGCAGGTGGCGGCTTTGGATTGCTTTTTTGCTGTGCAGGCGGCTCTTCTTGCTCTTGGTTTTGCACAGGTGTTGGCTCAATGATCTGCATCTTGCGCGGGTTCCAATCGAGCGGAACGTAGCTGGGCATCTCACCCTCAGGACAGGTGATGCCGACGCCATTTGGGTCATCTCGCAGCAGTGATGGATTTAGGTGCGCATCTCTATGAACCCTGGCACAACCTGGCTTTTGATATATGGGACGCGGCGCTAAGTTCTGCGTGACTGGCGGTGGAAAAACATGCGGCTCAGGGATGGGCCGTATCTCAATCGTCGGTATTTCAATATCAGGTATGTCAGGCATGAAGTCAGAGCGTTTTACAGCAGGACAGCTGTGGATTGAACGTAACCGCAGACGCGAGGGTCCGCCTGTTGTTTACACCGTATTGTGCGGCAACTCAGCCAGACCGTTCACCGACCCAAAAGCAATCCTCAAGTGGGTGAAGTGGCCAAAAGGTACGCCTACAGGTGACGCGCTACGGGAGTGGCTGGCGTCGTTTGACAAGAAACCTGAGGCACCCACGCCAGAACTTGATATGGCAAAAATCAAGGCTGAAGGCTTCGGGCCTGAAGCTCATGACGATGATCCAACCGCCAACACCAAGATGGTGACCTGATTTTTTCTGTGCTATAAATGGCATACGCATATAGACCACCGCTGCGGCCGGAGTCCGTCACTGCGTTTCTGGAATTGAACCCCCGTCAGCTTTGATGCAGGCTGGTCGTGGTTAAAGCAATCCAGAAAGCATCTCTTGAGAACCCCGTCTTTGGCGGGGTTTTCTTGTGTCAAGGCATCTTGAAAGGCACAGCTGGACCAGTGCTAGTTGGCAGCTCCGGCATCGCTTGATCAATCTGACCAGGCACCATGTCGGTGACCAGCTGGGTCAGTTCAAGTTTCAGCTCACTGATGTAAAGCTTGGTCAGTGATGGGATGCGGGTGTAAAGCAACACTGATCCAGCGATCATGCCCGCTGACATCACAAAGGATGCGACGGACATTACGTTGAAAAGCTTTTGCATAGTTATCAAGGCAAACAAAAAGCCCCCGCGCTCTGCACAAGTACGGGGGCTCCTTGCCGTCTGTGTGAGGAGACGATTGAGTTATAGCTCAGAAGCTAAATTTGGCACCAGTCTTGAAACCAAGGCTGAGTTCGTCTCCGGTGCTGAAAGAAATCTCACCGTAAAGAGGACCGCCGCTGATACCAGCTTTGCCGGTGAACTCAACTTCGTTTTCGCCAGTATCCGGAAGGACAGCTGCTGGACCCGCTTGGATGTAACCACCGTTCTCGAAGTCGTACCCGATGTGGGTTTCGAGGGTCGCGCCACCCGTTCCAGAATCAAGCCCGGCTGAGGCGTTCAGTTCCGGATTGATGTACCAATCTGCGCGGGCAGAGAGGGGAGCCAAGGCAAGTGCGCCAGCGGCTACACCAAAAACAAGACGCTTGATCATTAGAAGAATTAGCGTTTTCCTTGGCCACGGTACTTCTTGCGGCCCTTTTTTGGGCGTGAGTGTTGACCATTTCCCTGCGTGGTCCGTTTCGGTTTACCGACAACAAATGTTTGGCCGTTGAGTGACTTGGCCATCAGTAACCGTCAGTTGACTGCAAGCTCTGATATTTGAGGGCCAAACCGGTAAACAAGCCGTGCTGCGGATGGCTGATCATGTCTCGGCCATCGAGGTAAAAGAGTTCCTCTAGCCACAGCGTCCTAGCAGCCATCGCTTGCACGTCCTCAGCACCAGGTTTTGAGGCGATCATCGGGTCAGGTCGTTGCATCAGCTAGAGGCCATCAGGCCATGAGCACTCGCGAAGGCTAGGAGAGCTTCGACCTTTGCCTCAAGCTCGACGCAATACTCAAGCAACTCAGCGTTCGTCGGTGACGCCGCATCGGCAATCGTCACAGTGCCATTTGCTGTGGGCAGCGTGCCGCTGGTTGCCGTCGTCGTGATGTCTGCAACGTGCGTCGACTGCGCCGCAGCCGTAGCACCAAAGAACCCGATATTTGCTCCGCTGACCTCAAGTTGTGTCGAAAGCGTGCCAGCCTTCTCGACCTTGAACTTCAGTGCGCCGTCTTCTGACTCATCGGTGGCATCGCTGATGCTGCCCTCAATCGCGCAGTAGTTCAGCTCCTCTGGCGTTGCGTTGTCGTTTTTGCCCCGGAAGAACACGGTGCTCAGAACATCGGCATCCTGACCGGCGCTCGATGCACCACGGCGATGAAACAGAACGATGTCACCACCAGAGCCTGCATCGTCAGCCGTACATTCCGACTGGATCTGCGTGCCTGTTGAGCTGGTCGTCAGGTGCAGCGGCTTGGTCGGCGTGGTTTCGCCGATGCCGATGAACGAGCCATACAGACGCAAGCGGCTTGCAGTCGTGCCGCCTGAGGCCGTCATCAGATCAAGAACGCCATCCTCAGCGCCGTCGGTGACGGTCTGAATCTGTGCGCTGACCTGGGCGTAGGCGTGCGTAGTGCCGCCTGAGTTCTCACCACGGAACTCAAGGTTGCCGAGGTTGTCACTAGCGGCAGGTGATGCGCTGTTGCGATACAGCACCAGATCCGGCGCAGTATCTAGACCAGCATCGCTGTTTTCGATGATGACTTGGTCGGTCGTGTCGCTGCCAAAGATGTGCAGCTGGGCCGCAGCCGTACCAGAACCGACCTGAAAGCCTGAGGTGGTGAACTTGGCGTTGAACGTCGAGTTGTTGCTGATCGCAATCTCGTTCGCCGCTGTCCGGTAGATGCCAGACGTGGCGTTGTCGCTGGCAAAGCCGATCGACGGAGCACCAACCGTACCATCAGGCAAGGCGCGGAACATCGTCCCGTAGGTGATCTTTTTGTTCTTGTCGGCGTTGTCAGCCTCTGAGATGTCAACGACGGGGAACAGATCCCCAGACGCAGGAGCAGTCAGTTCGGACAGCGCCGATATTTTTCTGTCGGCCACG